TGCATGCTTTAAAAAAGATGTTTCCGCTAACTAGTAGGATTTTTAAAGCTTTTAAAATTTTAGGCTCTGGAATTGGAAAAGTTTTCTTAAAATCTGGAAAATTTTTACTAAAATTTGGGAGTATCATTGGAAAGGTTTTAGGAAGTGGATTTTTAAAAATTATAAAAGTTATAAAAATGGTAGGTTTGGCAATAAAAGGAGCTTTTGTAGCAAATCCTATTGGAATGATTATAGTAGCTATAATCGCTGTTATAGGGATATTTGTAGTTCTATATAAAAAATGTGAATGGTTTAGAAATATGGTTAATGCTGTATGGAAAGCCATTAAAGATAATTTTTCAAGTGTTTGGGAATGGATAAAAGAAAAATTTAATGCTTTGGTAGATATTGGTGCTAATGCTTGGAATGGATTAAAAGAGAGTGGAGCTGCTATCATTGATAAAATAAAGGATGCATTTAAAGGTTTCTTTGATTGGTTACATAATAAATGGGAAGATTTAAAATCCTTAGGCTCTAAATTAAACCCATTCAACTGGTTTGGTAAAAAAGATAATTCTATACCACAAAACTACTCAGGAACAAACTATTTTGGTGGAGGACTTACAACTCTTGCTGAAAGAGGTGCTGAACTAGTAGAGGTAAATAATAATTCGTACCTTATAGCCTCTCAAATGCTGGCTAATTTACCTCGTGGAGCTAAAATCTTAAATAATTCTCAAACAAGAAAAAAAATCGAAGGTATAAATAAAAATAATAACAGAATTCCTTTTAATTTAAAAAAGTTTTATCAAGTTTCTAAAAATATTTTAATAAAAAATAGTTATAAAAATAAAAAAGTAGTTAATTCAGAAACTAAAAATATTCAAAATTATGCTTTAAAAAATAGTTATAATTTAAAAAAAGATAAAGAAACCCCTAAAACAAATTCTCTATCTTCAAGAGTATTATCTCTAAAAGACAGAATAAAAAATATCTCTAATAGTAACTTAAAAACGACTATAGGCGGAGACACTATAACTATTAATCTTTACTGTAATTCAGAAAATAAAATAGATATTGCAAGAGAGGTTAAAAAAGTATTTGAAGAATTAGAAAGTAAAAAGAGAAGGACGGCGATAGTATGAGAAAAGTAAAAGTTTATAAAACAGTAAGTGGAGATACCTGGGACTTAATAAGTTATAAGATATATGGCTCAGAACAGTATTTCCATCAACTTATGAGAACTAATCTTAACTTATTGTCTATTGCTGTCTTTGATTCTAATATTCCTATCATAGTGCCAGAGCTAGATACTAGTATTAATGCAGATAATATATCTAAACTACCACCGTGGAAAAGATAAAATGTAATAATATTGATTTTGTAAATATACTATAGTACAATAGGTATTATAATTTTATTAGGAGGGAAAAATGTTAAAAAAATTATTTTTATTTTTTGTGCTTATTTTCTTTATTGGCTGTGGATCTGAAAAAGTTACAGAAGCTCCACAAGAACCTGTAAAAGAAGATAATTCTAGCATGTCTGTAGTAATTACAGATAAGAAAACTGGAGACACTTGGATACAAATACTGGTACCCGATGACGCTACAGATATTCAAATAGGTGAAAAAATGGCAGATTATGTTAAAAAATATCTTGATGATGGAATGAAAGATTTTGTAATCCAGGCTTATGGAGACCAAAGATTTTGGAATAAGACATCTGGAACACATGGATATACTATAGTTAGAAATGGTCAAAATGTTGAAAGCTATGCACAAGCTAGAGCATATATCCCATCTGAAGATGAAAAAGAGTTGTATCTTGAGTACTATCATGCTGTTGCTAATTTAATTGATACTGGAGAAAAAGAAGAAATAGCAAAGCAAACAGTTCTAAGTATTTTAACTAATAGATTAAATAAATCAGAGCAAGAAGTAAAGGATATTCTAGCTAAAGTAGATGACTACTTAGATTTAAAAAGTGCTAATGTGAAAGCTCAAGACACTAGTAAAGATAAAAATGAAGTAAGTTATGAAGACTTTAAAAAAGTTAATGGTTTTGAATACTACATAGCAGAAAAAGGAAAAGATATAAATGACGAGTCTATAAAATCTTATCTAAAAGAAGAAAAAATAGACTTAAGCGTAGAAGAGTTTAAAGCTTTGCAAGAGAGAGTTATAGAATGGGATAAAAATAGAAATAAATAAAATCTGAAATCTAAGAGCAGTGTAAAAGCTGCTCTTTTTTTATTGCATAAAAGGAAGGTCGATTGAAATGGGATAGCTAGAAATATAAAAATAATAGTCTTTTTTGAAGGAGTAGACATTACTGAAGAGATACAACCTAGTATCTCATCTATGACTTACACTGATAACTCAAAAAATGCTGTAGATGACTTAGAGTTAGATGTTGAGAACTTAGACTATAGATGGTTGAATGAATGGTATCCTGACGAAAATTCAAGACTGCTAATTGGAATCCAACAAAATGAAAATGGTAAATCTAAATTCTTAGACCTTGGAATTTTCTATGTAGATGAGCCTACTTTTAATAACCAAAGACTTTCTCTCAAATGTCTGGCATTACCATTAGACCAAACTATAAGAGAACAGGTTAATAGTGTAGCTTGGGAGAAAATAACTCTATCAGAACTAGTATCTAAAATAGCAACTAAGCATGAATTAAGCTATAAGCTACATTGTGATAATGCCTTCTTTGATAGATTAGACCAAGATAGAGAAACAGACTTAGGTTTTTTAAAAAGAATTCTATCTGAAACAGCTCTAAGTTTGAAAGTTACTGATGATAAGCTAATAGTCTTTAATGATGATACATTAATTGCTAACGATAACATTGATATTTTTAGTATTAAAGACCCTCGCATTAGGAGCTTTACTCTAAGGAAAAAGAATCAAGGTGTGTACGATAAAGTCGAGGTTAGCTACTATGATGCGGATAAGAAAAAACACATTGTAGAGACAATTACTAAAGAAGAACTTGAGAAAAGAAATGAGGTAAAACATGCTTGATGATGGAAGTGGATATTTAGCTTTTAAAGAAAAAGCTAATAAGACAAAATCAAAAAAAAGAGTAAAAAAAGCTAAGACTAAAAAGATTAAAACTAAAGGAAAATCAGAAGCTAAGAAAGTTGCGGAGAAAACTTTAAAAGATAGTTTAAAGCAAGAGTATTCAATAAACTTAACTGTTGATGGTGATGTTATGTATTGTGCTGGTTGCATTATAGAACTAGATGACAGTTTTGGTAGATTTGCTGGAAGGTATGTGATCGATAAAGTTACACATAACATTTCAGGGGACTACACTTGTGATATAGAAGCTTTTAAAGTTGGGGCTAGACAAAATGCAGAACAAAGAGCAAAAGCAATTGATAAAGCTAAAAGAGATAAGAAGGAAAAAGAAAAAGAAGCTAGAAAAAAAGAAAGAGAAAAGAGAAAGGCAAATAAGACTAAAAATAAAAAGGTGGTGAGTAAGAATGCTGGATATCTTGAAGCAAGGAGAAGTAAATGATATAGACATAGCAAATGGTAAAGCAAGAGTTATATTTCCAGACAGAGATAACAAGATTTCAGATTGGCTAAATATCCTGGTTCCGTTCTCGGAATCGCATTCAGACAATTATCATCTCAAGGTAGGGCAAACCGTTATAGTTCTATCATTGCCTGATATGATGGAGCAAGGTTACATCTTAGGTTGTCCTATGAGACCTTCAAACATCTCTGAAGGTGAAGTGAAAAGGACTTTTTCAGATGGTGGTTTTTATTCTTACAAAGATGGAGTTTTAACCCTATCTCCTATCACAAAAGTAGTTATTACAGCAGATGTTGAGTTAAAAAAGACATTAACTGTAGATGGAAATACCACTTTTAAAGCTGATACAAATACTAAAGGTACTGCCATGCTAGGAGATATTAATCTTAATACTCATACTCACTCAGGAATACAACCTGGAAGCAGTAAAACAGGAGGTCCATCATGATAGGAAGTTTAGGAGACATAATTTTTTATGCTAGTGACTTAAATGTTTTTTCTTTAAAGAAGGAATTATCGAGAAGCAGAAAAGCTAAAATAACTCGACATGAGCCTATTTATGGGATTGGTAAAGTAAGACAACAAGGTAGAGAACTTATGGAAGTTAGTTTATCAATAGAATTGATAGCAGGACTTACTAAGGCTCCTAGTCTACATTTACAGATGTTAAAAGATTTTATGGAGTTAGGAAAATTCGCTCCTTTAATTCTTGGATATCAAGTAATAGGAGAGTTTCCATTTTTGATAAACGGAATTGAAGAAACTTTATCACATTTTAATGTAGTTACTGGAGAGTTTGATTATATCAATTTGGATATAACACTACTGGAGTATGTAGACGACCCTTTACAGTACCAAAAGAAAATAGAGTACAGACAAACTGCTAAGACTATTCTCGGGGTTGAGTATGAAGACACTGTGAAAAATCTACAAAAGAAGGTGTTTAAGCTATGATATATTTGATAAATTCTAAAGATGATATAAATTACAACCCACAAAATGAGATAGAAGACGTGGTAAGAAATGTACACATGATTCTAAGAGTAACAAAGGAAGAACAGCCCCTAATGAGAGAATTTTCTTTAGATAGTAATATGGTTGATAAGAACATCCCTGTTATTAAGAACAAGCTAATTGGCTTGTTGATGACTAATTTAAAAGAATATGAGCCAAGAGCACTACTTAAAAATTTAGATTTAAAGTTGGAAAATAATGACATAGAAATAATGCTAGAAATAGAGGTGATTATATGATAGACGATACTTATGAAATATTAGATGCAAATGCTGAAGAATTGAGACAGGAAATGCAAGAAAAGTTTGAAGAGTTGAGTGGAAGAAAAATCTCTAAGTACTCTCCAGAAGGTCTTATCTTTGCTAGTGTTGCATATCTAATTGCAATGAGAGAAGAGAACTACAATGATAATCTAAAGCAGAACTACTTAAAATATGCTAGAGATTATAGATTAGATTTGTTAGGAGATAGATATGGAGATAGAGGACTTAGATTAGAAGAGCAATATGCTAAAGCTACTTTTAGATTTTCTATCATATCAGCTAAACAAAAGAAAATTGTTATCCCAAAAGGGAGCCTGATTAGATATAATGACCTTTATTTTGAAACAAATGAAGAGTATTCTATTGAAAAAAATGCCTTATATGTAGATGGTATTGCTACTTGCAAGACCCCAGGAATAATTGGGAATAATATTCCTGTAGGTCATATCAATTCAATGGTTGACTTATATCCTTATTTTTCTAAGGTAGAAAATATCACAATTTCTAATGGTGGAACAGACTCAGAAGAAGATGAGGTCTATAGAGAGAGATTAAGACTTGTACCTGACTCTTTTTCTGTAGCTGGTTCTGAAGGAGCTTATGTATTTTGGACACTATCTACATCTCCTGAGATTGTAGATGTTACTGTTAAGAGTCCAAATCCTTGTGAAGTTGACATCTATGTACTTACAAAAGAAGGAGTACCTACTCAAGAAGTGAAAAATCAAGTTTTAAAGGTTGTAAATTCTGATGAAATTAGACCCTTGACAGACAAGGTTACAGTTAAAAGTCCTGAAGTTGTGGATTATAGAGTTGAGTTTGATTATTACATAAATAAAGCTGACGAAATTAGCATTAACTCTATAAAAGCTAAGGTACAGACAGCAGTAAATGAGTACATAGAATGGCAAAAAAACAAGTTAGGAAGGGATATTATACCTGATGAACTTATTAAAAGATTGAAACTTGCAGGAGTAAAGAGAACTGTTATCACATCTCCAATTTACAAGAAATTAGAACCACATCAGTTTGCTAAGTGTAATACCAATGTAGTAATCAATTATTTAGGAGTTGAAGACATATGATATTGATTGATGACTTGAAATTAACAGACATTGCTGCAGTATCTACTCTTGATGACACTACAACAAAATGGATATATGAATCTATAGACTATGTCTTAAGAAGCAGAAACTCTATCATAAACAGTGAATTAAAAAAGCTAGAAATGATAGATTTAATGAATGAGCAAGAGATTAATATGCTCTTATGGGAATACTCTATATACACTAAAAATGCAACTCTTGAAGAAAAGAAAAAAATGCTTAAAAAGGCTATTTTTTCAAAAATAAATATGGGTACTACAAAGGTTTTGAAAGATGTATGCGGATTGCTTTATAAAGGGTTTGATGTAGAAGAATGGACTGAATATAATGGAAGACCTGGAACATTTAGAATTTATACAGATAAAAAAATTACAGATTCAGAAGAGTACAGAGAATTGATGGAAAACATAGAGGCTAATAAGAATGTTAGAAGCCATTTAGATTATATCGAACTAAAGCAAGTAAATGCTGCTAATTACTACATTTCTGGCTTTAAAGAAGTAACGTTATTAGCAACTAAGGAAAATAAAAAGAAAGATTTTACTGTAAATAATGCTATTTACATAAAAGCATATAAACAAGTTATAGGAGGTATTAGCAAATGAAATTCAATGGAATAACTAAAAAAGGTAGAGAATACTTGGCTAAAATACAGGCAGAGAACAAGCCTATTAACTTTTCTAAGATTAAAATAGGTGACGGTAGACTGGATAACTACGATAACCCTGCTGAACTAGAGCATTTAATTAATCAAAAAGTTGATAAAGGAATATTAACTTTAAACCAGGAAAATGACACAGTTATTTTGACTACTAACATTGATAATGTGAGTCTTAGAACAGGGTATTATCCAAGAGAAATAGGTGTGTTTGTTAACGATAATGGGCAAGAGATAATGTACTATTACATGAATGACGGAGATGAAACTTCTTGGATACCACCAGAGACAGATGGACCATTTAAGATAGAATTAAAGTTAAACTTAATAGCATCTAATGCTCAATCTATAACAGTACCAAACTCTGGAAAAGATTTGTATATCACAAAAGAATTTTTAGAAGCTAACTACACTAAAAATGGTGGATACACAGGAACAGCACAGGAAATAGATGATAGAGTAGTTTCTGCACTTGGAAAAGAAGACGGGAAATTTCCACTAACAGAAGCAACAAAAGGTAATGTTTACTATTTTCCAGGAAACAAAAAATTCTATATATGTAAAGAAGCTCAAAATAGAAGAGTAAGTGTTCCAGATGAGAATTTTGAAGAGTTATCAGTTTGGGAAAATCGTAAGATATTGGAAAATGTATTAAGTTTTTATGCTACATATGAATGGGGCTCTAAAATAACTGGGAATTTAAATTTAGATAAAATTTCTCTAAATAATAAAGACTATATTATTAAATTACAAAAATCTGGACTTTATTTAATTATTTTTACAGCTAGAGTTTCAGCAGTGGATAAAGTTTCGGCATCTATAAATATCTTAAAGAATAATTCAAACATAGCAAGTATGCTGCTTAACCCGACATTTTTCCATAATAAATATGAAGAAACGGCTACAATATCTACAGTTACATATATAACGACAGAAGATATTATACATTTCAATAGAACTCATGCTTTAGATAACAATACTCAAGCAAATATTGTTTTTTTAAGACTAATCTAAATAAAATTTCCAATTTATACAGATTTACAATATCCATCTGTGACGGAACAGATAACCTAAAATACTATTTTTTGAAAGGAGAACAAATTATGTTTTATATTTATTCAAAAGAAAAAAAATCAAACCTTGCTTTCACTGTTAATTTAACAGCAGATGAGGTTAAAAACTTTATGGGTGATAATTTATTTTTAGATTATCCAGAATTAAATCCTGCTGATTATATAGCAATAGAAAGAACTGAATCATTTAAGTATCCAACTTATGATTCAGTAACAAACTCTATAAGAGAGATGACTAGAGATGAATTAATTGAAGAAGATATCGAGGTTCAACTAGCACCAGGAGAGTATGTAGAAGATAAGAAATTAAAGAGTATTCCACAACCAAGCTCTTATCATACTTGGAATACAGTAACTCATACTTGGGATATAGACATGGAAGATGTTAAAAGAACTTTTAGAAACAAGTTTAGAGAAATTCTGCTAGATAAGATGTTTGGTTCTTATGAACATGAAGGCAAGATTTTGCAAATGAAAGAATATGATGAGATTAATTTTATACGTGTAAAAATGGCATTAGACATTGCTGGAGAAACAGAAGATTACAATGTAATTACAAAAGCATTAGTAACACTAGATATGGAGATAAATGTAGAACTTGAAGAAAAAATCAAAATGGCTATGAAGGTTGGAAAGCTAAAACAATTTTTAAAATCTCTAACAATACCTTGGAGGTTAAAAAATAATTCTGTTGTAGATATGCAACTTGGAGAATTAAATTTAATTTATTTTTCTTGGATATTAAGAGTTATAACTGCACAAAATATATACACAGCTATAACTAAGAAAATAAGAGAAGTTAAAACAGTTAAGGAATTAGAAGCAATTAAATGGGAATAAAATTAAGTAAAGGTAGTTTTATAAGCTACCTTTTTTTTGATAGCTTTAAATGGCAAATTACAAGGTCAGTTTAATAATTTTTATATAAAAAAATAAAGGAGATGATAAAAATGAAAGTAGCGTTGATTATTGGTCATAATAAAAGAAGTAAAGGAGCATATTCAACCATAGTTGGTAGTGAATATGATTATTGGAAAAGAATAGCAGAAAAAATAAAAACTGAAATTCCATTAATGGTAGATGTATATGAGAGAAAGCCAAATCAATATTACACAAGAGAAATGTTTGAAGTGTTGGAAGAACTTAATAAGAATGATTATAAGTTCTGTATGGAACTTCACTTTAATGCAGCAGCAAGTGAGCAAGCCAATGGTTGCGAATGTTTAGTTTACTATGGAAATAATAAGGCTAAGGAGCTAGCAACAGATTTTATGGCTAGATTGCAAAACAAGTTTGGTAGCAAGATAAGGACCAAAGAAAATACTTTAAAAGAAATTAAGGTTGTAAATGGAAAAGAATTAACAACAGAAAAGAAAGAAACTACAAGAGGTTTAATCTTAATTCAAGATTCTAAAACTAGGGGAGGTTACGGAATATGTAAATCAAAAGACACTTATATACTGGTTGAGCCTTTCTTTGGTAGCAACAATGATGAGTCTTTGAAGTTTTCTGTGGAAAAAGATGTTGTAGATTTATTTGTTAAATTTATAAAAGAAAATATTTAATAAACAGTCTGGCCAGACAGT